CCCAGCGTGGCATCGTTCAAAGTAAAGAATGATGTGCCCAACTCAGAGCCGTTAAAAGCAATCAGCACCGCAGATTCGTTACCCTCCGCCAGAGTGACAGCAGCGTCGTCAAGTTCATTAGTGTCAAGAATGAACAGGGCATCCGCCCCAGTGGTAATGGTGGAATCTAAGCGAGTCCAAGCCCCCGCCGGGGCCGCTGAAGAAACAGTCCCACTCACCGAAGCCGAAACGTCCCGCGTCTTCAGAACCGCCGTAGAGTTAATGTCCCCATACACATACGCGCTGACGCGGTACGTCGTGGAAGGATCAAGATTAGGTAGCAGGTAAGACGCTCCCTCAGTCGTCGAACCGTCCGAACACTCAACGTAAGCGGCGTTAGACCCGATGTAAGCCTGAACAGATGACAGTGAAACTGCTGCACCCGAAGTAGTCAAATCGGTAGCGCCAACACCCCACCCCGAAAGACTCGCCTCAAACGAAGGATTCGTCATCAAGTTGAAACGTTGAGTCTGGCCCCCCGTGAAGTAAGACGAGCCAGTAGACCAGTTAGTAAGACCCACCTCGAATGAGGGATTCGGTACAACGTTCTGCCTAGTGCCAACAGCAAGAGCATTATTGGGATCGAAGTCACGAGTGTTATTTGCCAACACCACGGTAGACGAACCCGTCTGGAACTGATCCAACTGCCACGACCTACCGCGACGTATCCTTACCGAACGCACATCGGAAGTAACATCAACAAAAACGTCACCCGCCAAAGTATAGGTGACGTTATCTAACTCCCCACGGGTCGTATCATTTAACGTGAAGAAGTCTCCCTGCCCCTGCGCCGCTAAATCGAAAGCGATGCTGACAGTGGTATTAGGGATCATGTCGTACTAATCGGTATCGGCCCATTGCGACGCTCATACTGCTTCAACGAGTCAACAATTACCCTGCCTATTTCGTCACCATCCGCACCCATACCGGCGTTCACGTTGATGTTAATAACAGACCGGCCTCCCCCAGAACCACCGTTTCCACCGCCGCCGTGCGACCCGCTACTCATGAAAGAACCTAATTTGTTGTTAGGAACAATGGTTCCCGCACTGCCACTCATGAACAGTTCTGGGCCTCTTTCACCAACTAAATAAGGCTGCATTGCGTTGATTGGGCCACCCAGTGCTCTTGGTTGTACTGAATATCCCCCCGCGTTTGCTTTTCCTTCCGTCGTGTATCTAGTAACAACATTGATGACAGCGGTACGGTTCATGGAATCTCTTAATTGATCCATCTTCCTGTTAAGGATTCTTTTCATCTCCGGGAACTTTCCCTTAAACCCATCAAGAATAGACTGAACAGACATCATTCCCAATTTGTCCATCTCTGGAGGAAGCGTTTGCTGAAGAGTCAAGTACTTATCTTGTACTGCCTTAGCGTTCTCCTCAAGTTTCGCCCTGATCTCCGTGTTGTTTGCCTCAATAACTGCTTTCTCACGCTCATAATCTTGGGCGGCTGCAACCAAAGCGTTCTCACGCATGATCTTCAAATTATCTACATGCAACTGAGCAGCAGCAATCTCCGTAGCCCTACTTGCAGTAGCAATCGCAAGGGCAGCAGCAGCCTGATCCCTAGCCATAGCAAGCGGGCCAACAATAGCCTCCTGCTGAGCAATACCAGCATCAAACCATTGCTGTGAAGCGTACTCTTGAAAATCAGCGATCTCCGCAGAAAGACTCGTCTGAATCTCATTCATATCCGCTATTTGCGTGGCAGAACCACTCACCAAAGCAGCAACAGCGTCCCCGGCACTCGAAACCCCAGCCTCCACAAACTGTCGAACAAGATCAGGGTTAAGATTCCTAGCAATCAACTCTTTAATGTTTGCAGAGAACTGGCGAACGCTTTTAAGCCTGTCATCCAACTGCTTCGTTATAGTACTTCCACCAGCAGCATCAAACGAAAAAGCATTAACAAACGAGTTGATCCCAGATTTGATATTCCCCAAAAACGAGTCACGCTCTGAAACCAGTTTTTTAAGAGCATCATTTTCTTTAGTAAACGCTGCCGTCGCTGAAGACAAAGCCCCTTCTAAAGCAGGAATAATTTTTCCCCACTTTTCCGTTACACTCTTGAGACTTGCAGCAGCGGCTTTATCAAGTTCATCGTAAGTATCGTTAATGCCTTTTTGCTGCTGAGCGTAATTATCGTTAAGAGTCGCAATTTTTACAGCGTTCGCTTTCAACTGATTAAACAAGTCAACAGAGTTTTGAGCAAGAGCCTTGAGTTGCGCCCTACTATCATCCCTATTCTTTTCGATCCCCTTGATAACCTTTTTAGACAATCCGGGAATCTTCAACAAACTCTTATAGTAATCTCTAACAGAAGCATCAAGTTGATCGTATTGAGAAATAGTACTTGAAATGCTTCCCTCTACCCCAAACGCTTTAATTATTTGAGAAGGCTCACCAAACCGGCTTTCCGTCTGCGAAGCAATATTTTTGTATGCGGCGCTCGCCGATGCCAAAGCCTTTTTTAGGTTTTCGTACTTTTTCTTAATCGCTAAAAGTTTTTTGTTTTCCCCCTTGGGGCCGGGAGGTGGGTCTTCGTCTTCTTCTTCTTCTTCCTTTTTGGTGTAGTTAACTCCCTTTGGCCCCTCAGCGCCCATCTTATTGTAATCTGTTGGTTCAAATGCAGACCCAGAACCTGTACCGATCCCGTCAACATTTGAAAACCTTATTTCTGAAATATTTCCAACTTGATCAACGAACGGAATCTTGTTGTACACATCAATCATTTTATTCAACAAACCAATAACGCCGTTGATCCCGTTTTCAACAAACTTCACAGCGTTTGACATTGCATCTTTTACTACCGACCCGATGCTGCCAAACACATCAGAAATCATTTTCCCTAAAGGCCCAAGTTTACCTAACACATCAGTTATTAGTTTCTTTAACGTATTAAAAGTAGCAATCAGACCAAGTTTAATAAGATTAACAACCATTTTTACTATTTTTAAGAAAATTTCCCATGCTTTAATTACCAAACGAATATAGTTAGCGTAAACCTTGAAATAAGTACCGACTGCTTTCACTACTGGAACTAAATAGTCACCTATAATTTTTGCCATTTTGTCAAAAGTCTGAGCCATGCTTTGACTCGTACTCCCAAGACTATTAGCCTCATCACCACTATTAGTAAACGCTCCAAGCAAATCTTTCATAATCACATTAGCGATGTTTTTAACTACTTCCATCAAGTCGCTTACCGCTTCGCGCAAAGCCTCAGAACGGTCATACACATATTTGAATCCGGCAGCCACGGCAGCCAAAGCAATGATAATAGCGGCGGCAACAGCAATATATGGGTTAGCAGCCAAAACAATGTTCATCGCTGCTGCGTTATATTTTACTATCAAAATTCCAGTTTTAATTTTGCTGAGAATTCCGGGGAAAGTCTTATACAACCGCATGATCTCAGAAGTGACTAAAAACGTTGCACCCAAAGCAGCAATTTTAGGAATAAGTGGAATAACAAAACTCAAAATATTTTTTACAGCATCAGCAAGACCCATGAAAATAGGAATCATTTTATTGACAACATCAGAAACTTTCTTTAACGCCTCCCCCGATTTCACTGATTCCGTTAACCTATCAATAAAGGCGACCAGCGGGGCAGCCAATTCGACAAACTTTGCACTCAACGTAGTCAAAGTTCCAGAAAGAGCACCACCAGACTGCAAGGACTTACTAAAAGCCTTCAGCAACTCGTAAGTACTCTTAATCAAAGGGCCAAAAGCAGAAAGAAGAACTTTACCAATCTCAATTTGAAGATCGTTAATAATTCGGGAAAACGATCTCAGAACTTTACCTGCCGCGTTCATTGCACCCTCGTAAGTGCCAGCGACTTTCTTTCCCTCTTCCATAATCAGATTTACAATAGACTGCTGTTTTTCAACAGTACTTAAAGTACCCGCAGTCTTACCAATTGATTTAGCGTAAACCGCGTGACCCTCACTAGCAGTACTACTAATACCAGCAGACTTCAGCAACATGCTGTTTCCAGTAATAATCGCTTGAGTCAAAGTTTGAGTAGTAGCCGTAGAGTTTTTACCCGCAATAACCGCCAAGTCCTGAGCGACACGAGCAACCTTAGAAGCAGAAGCCATATCCAAATTGTTTTGAGCGAACTCAATAGCAATCTGCTGAGCAGCACCTAACTCAATACCATTATCCCGAATCGCCTGAGTTGTTTCTTTAATAACTTTAGTTCCAATACCAGTTGACCTACCAACAGCCAACATAGCAATATCAAGTTCTTCAGAACGAGCAGCCGCATCAAACGACGCTTTAGTAAACCCTTTAATTCCACTCGTAAATTTAGAAAAAGATTTATACAACTGAACACCAAGAGCCGTACCCATAGCGTTCTTCAAAATAGTGAAGCCCTTACTGGCCTCCTTAGCCGAATTACCCATCTCTCTAGTGGCGGAAGAAGCCTTCTTTTGAGCACCTATTCCTTTTGGTACAGCATCAGCAAGAGCGTTCGTTGCAGCAGTGGCAGCGCGAAGCGCCCGGACGTACTGAGAGGTGTCTGCAACATACTTGGCTTCAACAGTTACATTAGCCATTGCACTTCACCTCCTTTATTTCCGGCGCTTCGCCGCTTTCTCCGACTCGTACGCTCGTAATTCCCACAAAGCAGCCCACTCCGTCAACTCAGACGAAGTAATCGGCCTGTGTCCAGAAGAACCGTAAAGCAATTCACCAACCGTTCGACCTAATTTTTCTGATAACTCAAAAAGGAATCTACGATGTGGCTTCTTCAGGAAACGTGACCTTAGCGCTATCTGTCGCTTTCCCATCCATAGCAGAAAGACCCATACCGACCGTAGCGATACGGTCAATAGCGGATGCGCTTTTAGCCATTAAAGCATCAAGATCAGAACTATTAAAAATTCTTTCACCTGTTTCAGGATCGTAACTTGAAGCGATAACAGTTTCAGCATACATAACACCAATGCTGATTGTTCCATCTTGGCTTGAAGAAGCGGTTTCTAAGATTCTTGAACGATCTGCACCGTTCATTCCGCGAACTTCTACTGTGACACCCCACTCAGGTACTTCTACCAACTCAGTAGAAATATCTTCAGCAGCAAAAATACTTTCTCGTAAAGACACTTTTTTCTCTTTCCGTAGGGGGCACTAGGCCCACGATTAGGATTTACTTATTAAGATACAGCGCGAGTGATTGCACCCGTGCATTGAAGTTCAGCAGAGAACGTAACAGCGTCTCCAACTCCAGCCGAAATTTCGTATGAAGTAAGAATACCTTCACCTTGATATTCTGGGTTTGTTGCGCTTACTACGGCTTCATTTACCCGGTAAACCCACGATACTGTCGCAGTTTGACCAAGAATACCTGCAAGAACAGGATCTACTGCCGCCGATGTTGCCGAATCAAACTTTCCGCTAAATGAAACAGTAGCGTCAGTCAACCCGGTGATATATGCCTTAGCATCCTCACCAAAAGTAGTTACTTCAGCAGTTTCAATATCACGGGAAAGACTTACGTCTTCGCAAAAAGCGGAAAGGTCTACTAGACTTCCACCTGAGTTATCAACTTTAATTACAGATTTCTTACCATGAATAAAAGCCATTAGGCTCCTCCTTATTTCCGGGCAAACGCCATTGTGTAGGTGATAGACCCGGAAGAACCTCCGGGCGTTATTTGAGTACGGACATACCTTTCTACTGTTCCTGCTACGGCGACACGTTCGCCGCCTATCGTTGTTGCTGAAACTCCCGTAAAGGAGACCAGATCAGCGAAAGTTGAGTCATCTGCGCTGTCTTGCACAGAAAGTGATGTAGAACCATCTCGCGTGTTGGCAGTTACATGAACGTACCCGACAACTCCATCAGCAGTACTTGCAGAATTATCAATCGAGGCGGAATTGGAAGCAGCAGTAACTGCGGTATTTCCAGCCAAAATCAGACCACGATCTACGCCTGCGGTAGCCTGAACTTCCATGCTGGCTGAAACCACATCCGCCACGGGACTAGAAACCTCATAAGACGTTTCTCTTGCGCTTGCTGAATAGCAAGGCGACCCGGCGGTCACTCCTTCAGGAGCCATAGTCACTACGTCAGCCGCCGTAGAACCAATAATTCCTGACAGCACCGCATCAATGGCTAGTAAAGAACCGTCAAACATTCCGTCTGCGCTCATAGTTCCGTCGCGTAAACCAGTTATGTAAGTTTTAGCACTATCCCCAAAAGTAGTAGTTTCAGCCGTTTCCACATCCTGAGAAACGCTAGAATCATTAAAATAAGGGGAAAGATTAGAACCGTTAACAAAAACGACTGTATTTTTCCCATGAATAAATGCCATTATTTTTCACCTTTCTTAGAGACAGGATTCTTAGCAGAATCCACAAAAGTATCTGCTTTATCGCTAGAAGATTTTTCAGAACGGTCACTAGAAGCAGCGCCGACAAGTTCAATATGGCCTTTTTCTAATAGCCACTTAATTGATTTCGTGGGAATATCGTCAACAACTGATCCCACCTCAGCACGTTTATTTGGTGGGTAAGACAATCCGGTAAGTACCTTGTAAGGCACGAGACCTCCTTGACGACGCGCAAATCCGCACCGTCTGAGGATCACATGGATCACGATGTTTCAACGGAACAGATCCACTGGGGATACGAACACTAGGACAAGTCTATGGCATATATGAGTAAATAATGACTTTCCAAGAGTCTACTTTTTTTATTTTTTTAATGGCAAAAAAGTAAGGCGCATCCTAATCTGGCACAAATACACGATTAGATCATCAATTTCTTCAACCGCATCCGTCAAAATGTTTTCTAGCGGCCTGTTTTCAAACCTTTGTGTGCCCGAACCGTCATCATACTGATCAGCACCAACCCCAAGAATACGTTCACGCAAAGAGAAAACAATTGATCTGACTTCATCAGCGTGTTCTTCACTCGTCATAACAAAACCAAATCTTTCCATCCCCCATGACCAATAAGTAAACTCATCATACCCGCTGAAGAATCCTGACCAGTTTTATGCTTCCACCAAGTAGAACCACCATCTAAAGCAGGAATCTGGATGAAAGTCTTTGCTCCACCCTGCTCAATTCTTAAATGATGCAGATGAGCGCCCAAAAGTAAAGTGGAGGAACCAATGTCCTGCATACCGTGAGCCTGACTTGACCACCATTTAACCGGATCTCTACCAAACTGGTGACCGTGAGCAAAACCAACAGGTGTTCCTGCCACATCAAGAGTAATTGTTAACTCATCAAATCCCGGAAAAACAAAAGAAACATGTTCATAACCCGGAGTTAGTTTAAGGGCGTCGGCGACTGCCACGGCTCCCTCAATCGCCCAAGAATCGTCATACCTGCGCTGAACATGCCCAACCCTCTGCACCTCATCGTGGTTTCCCGGAACAACAGGAACTACGATTTTGTTGGCAAGCGGAGCGAATGTTTGAATCTGATGCAGCATGAGCCTGCGATAAACACGCAACTGCTCCGTCAAAGTCAGGTCAAGCCGACCAGCCGCAGCCAAAGCGCCACCTTGAGAAACCAAACCTTCAATACAATCACCCATCCAAGGTAGCATGATCGAATCTATTGGCCTCCCCATTTTTTTCAACTCTTTGAAACGCGCAACAGCCAAATCTGTTTTAGTCAAAAACCTATCGATAGTTCCCTCTGTCCCATCACCGTCAGGCTTACCCAACTGCAAATCCCCGGCAGGAACGCAATACACAAACCCTTTTCCTGAAGATTCAGGGGGCTTTTTAGGGCGTTTACGCCCAATTACGCCTAGCAACTCCTCAACGGATTTCCGGGACTCCACCCGCCTTCTAATCGACGCTTTGTAGTAATACATCCGGCGAACATTGCCTTCACCAGCATTAGCATCCCAAGCCCTAAACTGAACCGGCTCAATAACCTCAAAGATTTTTGGGTCAAGATCCCAAACAGACAACAAATCAGACCATTCATTAGGCTCAGAATCTAAAGGGTGAGAAGTTAAAGTCCCAGTATCCCCATTCCACGCGACTCCCGGCTCCCAACCGGAAGGATGCTTAGCAACAACTCCCTTGAAATTGCTATTTTCACCCGCGCTGGTCAAAGACTTAATATCATCTCCTAGACTCACGTTTACTCCTAAACTGTTCTGCGGTTTCCATAGAAGTTAGCACAATACCGTCAGCAATCTGACAAATAATATCTTTTGAGGCGTAAGCAACCATAACTTTATCGTTATTAAACTCCATTCGGGCATTATTACAAGTTTCTTCAGCCTGATTCTCCATAAAACGTAAATAAGAAATAAGGCTTTCGCTTTCTAGCCAAATACGTTCAGAATCCGCCCAAACTAAAATAGAAGGTTCTATGGACATGCACAACCAGAGCCAGAATTACGGCGACGATGACGATTGACATTTCTATCGTTTATCTGATACCCATTTTTGTAAAGAATCCTTGATATAGAAGCACCACTCACACTATTGTCATCAATCAAATCAGACAATTTAGCAGAATCATCCGGATCAAGTTTACTCAATAAAATAAAAACTTTACATAACTTGTTGCTGTGCGGAGTTTGGCCGATTAAAGAATCCAAGTCATCAATAAGGCTACTCATAGCCATCCTCCTACTTGCTTTTATTTTGAGCCTTACAGCGTGAACACTGCAAAGACCAAGGTTGAGAAACGTAGAACGCTAATATCCTATTACATCTCCAGCACCTTGGTTGCTCATCCGTGACAACAACACGCCCATAAGCATCACTCATAACGAACCATGCAAGCAAAATTCATTGAAATCATGGGCCGTAAATTGTCATCCTCCCCCATAGGAATCACAGAACTACTCGTTTCAACTCTCATAATATTTATACCCGAAATAGTCACATTTGTTAAAGAACCCAACAAAGCACGAATAGTCTCAGCCTTATTTCGAGCACCCGGATAGTCGCTACGAGTAGACCTAACAATTACTTGGATTTGAGGACGGTCAATCGCCCAAGGATTACTTCCCATAGTAAAATCAGGTTGTCCTCCAGCATTTTCATAGACAGCAACACAGGAATCTGGGCTTTCTGGTATTACAGCAAGAAACAAATCGGTTCCTAAAGTCCCTTGGCTTTGCGTAACTAAATAATCCCCGACTGCTTCTAAAATAGTTGCCATTATCGAATCTCAAACTCTCTATTGATCATATCTAAAACACGGGTAGTCATTCTTTTAGCCATGTCTTTAGAATATAGCCTCACGGGGTTTTCCAAGTACTTCCAACGAGTAGGAGGATCATGCTTCGCCCGTGATGGAGGCAACTCGTGAACAAAGACGGCATAAGGAGCCGCTGGGCCACCATAACTAATGAAAACCTCCACTTGAGACCCGCGAACAAAAGGGCCACGCACTTCACCAGAAGCCCGCAAAATACCAAAACGAACAGGAACTGCTTCTTGAGAAATTAGAAACGCTTCCGAAGCCTCCTCGTAAAGAGCCTGAGCAGCGAAACGAGGGGCACTCTTGCCAGCAAGAGCAAAAGCGTCAAGTAAAAGATCAAGGTTTTTAACCTCAATTGCCTTAACCAT